TGCATGATCTGTTCATATGTATCATTGCGCGGTTTAAAATCATCCTGTATCAGTTTATGAAGAATAGCGTATAAGATCGTTCTAGGATGGTCCAAGTCCATTCCCACTGATCCCATTCGTAATTTATCATCATCCCCCTTGTTTTGGTAGATGAGTTCTTCGGTGTACTCCCCTATTCTTCGGGAAACGTGCTCGCCCATCTCTCGCATGGCGTCCTTGAAGTTTCTCTTTTGCATATTCCTCGTCTATTTGTACAAGTCCGCGCCAATAGTCGCGCTCCTTGAGGGTTAAATCATTCCAATGGTATTTCTTAAAATCAATATCGTACCTATATCGATAGTTTCGTGCTCTTTTATCATATTTCGTTCTTTCTGGATATTCTGGATGCTCATTAAACATCTACGCCTTTAACCGGCTCTTTGGTGCTAAAATGCACATTAAATGCCATGGAACGCCGTTCCCCTTCACAGCGAAAAGGATAAACCTGGTGGGCGAGCCAGGATGGAAAGAGATAGAAATCTCCAACTTCTGGCTTGGCAATATAACTATGCCTAGCAAAATGATTCGGAATCGATCCCAAGAATTCAAGGCACCCTGCTGTGGGGTGGTGGTCCTCTTTCTTGTATTCTGCGTCAAATCCGGATGGAACTTTTAGAAAAGCAACACCGGATAAATTAGCATCATGAATGTGCACGGGATTAAAATCGCCGGCATATTGGCTGACTACCCATACGCGAAAGCTGACTTTGGCATCCGTTGTCCATTCCGGCAATACCTTTGTCAAGTACTGGTCGGACATCGTCACTAGAAATTCGGGAAAACCTTTTATTTTACTGGGATCAATGGCAATTTCTTTTTTAACATTGCCTGCCAGGTTGTGGCTCCAGTCATGTTTCTTGCTTAATGTTTCGTCATATAAAATCTTGTCGGCTTCAACATTGATTAAATTTACATACGATTGTGGCATCTTGACCTTTAGAATGCTTGGCCCAAAGGGCTGATAAATATCATAATTTATTTCTTGATTAACCATCAAATCGCTCCGGGTTATTTATATTGTTGCGTATTCCAGAAATTTCTTCTTGATGAGAATCCCATAAGTCTTTTCCTTCCTTTACCAATGCTTGCCACTCAAAGGCATTAAAAATTTTTTCTGATCCGTCCGTGTAATGCACACGAACATAATCTTCATTGTCTTTCGTAAATTTTCTTACAGCACTAACTATTTTTACCATCTTTTGGAGGGCTTTGGGGTTTAAAATGCGTTTCACGGAGAGACTTAATTGTCTCTCGTAATCCATTTTGCTTGAGTATAATGTTTTTTAATTCCTCTATATGATTGGCATGATCGTGATCCTTGCTCGTGATGTAAGCGGGATTATTTGTTAGTAATACCTCTTTAGCTTCCAGTTCCGATAACTCTCCTGACAATTTGTTTATTACTGCAACATAAAGGACTTGTCTAATGTTGATCTGGTTCTGTTCTGTCATGATCTTTCCCATTTATTTGTTGTTCATGTTCCTTGTCAATAAGGTAGCGAACAAATGCACCCATCGACATGTACTTTTCCTCTGCCATAGGTTTTGCTCTTTTATAAGAATCAATCTTTATTGCGATTGATTTATATTTTTCAATATCTGTCATTCTTCTGTCTCCTTCTAGATATAGTAGTTTGTTTCATTCTGAGCCCATATATATGGGATTAAATGTAATTGTCAAGGATTAAATAATAAGGGATAATCTTCTAATAGAGAATTTACAATATCTTTTACTTTTCTTGTATATTTTGGGTCAGTAGCATAAGAATCTAAAGATTCTATCACCGCGAAAATATCAACTTCTTCTGTAATAACTTGTCCCATGCGAATGTTGCGATATTCTTGGAAATATTCGCTGTTGTTAAGCAATTCAATGTAATCTCCGACGCTCTCGCATTTATTGCCGTAGACTTTTAATAATGTTTTACTGCGAAGAGATTTAATATGGGGTTCTGTTTTATCTGTCTGAATAATACCGTAGAAGTTATTAGCTTCTCGGGCAAAGCGTGATTCTCCCCAATTTGATTCAATAATCGCCTGGGCCACGCTGAGAACAACAATAGCTCTCTCGAAAGGATTAATATCGGTATTATATTTTATCGTGCATTCGGTAATTCCCTGCACAAATTGATCGCGGTCGTCTTTTGCATAATTAAAGTCAAATCCACTTAGGATAGGATTACATAAGACTAATAGTGTAGCGCAAAGCTCTTTAAGCATCAATTCCTATTTTATTTAACTCTTTCTTTTTATCTAAACCAGAGGTAAATGCTTCCATTTCCATACAATAGGTCTCTATATAAACGGTATTTCCTCTTCGTATTTCATATTCCGCTATTAGATTTTCAGCAATAATGCGTCTTTCTTCGCATTCTTCTTTTTCTAAAAATCCACCATAGCCTTTGTACGCTATTGCAGGCATATTAGGATATGACATTAATGCCATCAAAAACCATATTTTTATCATAATTACACACTTTACAAATTTACTCCTTGTTGATTACAGAGCAATACACACTTTACTTTGAAATTGCAGTATTTTATTGCATTAATTGTAAACTTGTTAATAATGTAAAACATGGAACAAGATAACAAACAAGAAGATTCTTTAAGAAAATCCATAGAGATTCTAGCAGAAATAACAAGAAAAGATACACAAAGATTAAATAATTTTAAAAACATTAAACTATCTCGCCCCACGAAGGTCCTAGCTTCATATCCACTTTCAAAGGCACTTTAAGTTCAACAGTTTGTTCCATAATTTCTTTTATTTTTTTAGCTTGTTTCTCATCTTCTATTGAACAGTTTAATTCGTCGTGGACTTGTATGTGAGAGAGTATTCCCTCTTCATACAAATCCACCATTGCCTTCTTCGTCATATCGGCGGAGGAACCTTGTATCAATCTATTTAATGCTTTGTAAGTCCAAGCGCGTTTTAAATATTGTCCGTATTCTTTTTCCGCTTCCCATCTTGGAAGTGCTTTATGAATACCGAATGCTCTTGGTTCCCACAAATCAAATCGACATTTACGACCAAGAAGTGTCCGCAGATAACCAACATGTTCCGCGCGCCGTGTTGCCTGTTCCATCAACTGCTTGACGAACGGAACGTTATTATGAAATTTTGCAAACAGGTCGGCTGTTTCTTTTTCATCCAATCCAAGTGAACTTGCTAACTTACCTTTACCCATGCCGTACATCATCCCCAAATTAATCGTCTTGGCTGTACGCCGGTCAATGCCAGCCATGTCGGCAACGGCTTGATGGAAATCGGGATCTTCGGTCTTGTAGGATTCAATCACTTCATCCGCACCTCTTAACCCGCCGCCTGTTAATGCGGCAAAGTGAACGAGCACACGGGGTTCTTGCTGTGAATAATCAAAGCTTCCCCATGTGCATCCTTCTTTGGGCACAAAGATGGAACGAATCAATGGCCCAAGTTCCTTGTTCCGTGATGGGACTTGCTGTAAGTTTGGATTCGAATAACTAAATCTACCAGTGACCGTTCCTCCTCCATCGCCTCGCATCTGATGGATCTCGGCGTGAATTTTACTGTCAACAGAATGTGTAAGAATTGTGTCGATAAATGTGGTTCTAGCTTTATTAATTTCTCTGGCCGTTACGACCATTCGTGCCAGTGGATGCTTGTGCGTGGTCAGGAAGTTCTTATCAAACTTCGGTTGTCCGGATTTTGGCGTGCGCTCGTATTTAATTTTTTCCTTATCAAAGGCTTTTGCCACACTCACCGCTGCCCAGATATCCACATCCACGCCCGTGTCTTCTTTAATCTGCTTGAGAATTTTCTTTTCTCGTATGATCAGATTCTTCTTAATGGAATCCGCTTTCTCCAGATCCACATTGACCCCTTCCCATTTCATGTCAATAAGGCAAGGCAAAAGCCGTGTTTCCAGATCGAAGATGCTACTAAGCTCCTGTTTGATGAGCTCTGGCTTGAAGTATTGCCATAGGCGCAACGTCAAATCAGCGTCCTGTTCAGCGTAAGGGCCTACATACATCGGCGGGAGTTTCCACATTTCCGCTTTGGCATCAACGCCCCATTCCTTCGCTGCTTCATACAGTAATGCTTCAGACTTTGATTCCTTGAGATAATCTTTTCCTAAATCATTTAAGGCATACTTAAATCTATTTTCATCAATCAAGGGTGCGGCAATCATGGTATCAATAATGCGTCCCTTGACTTCCAGTCCCCATTGGCGTAGCCACCCGACATCATACATGGCGTTGTGAAAGATCTTATCGCACGGTAGTTCCAATATTTTCTTCAGTGCTTGCTTAAAAAATTTTTCATCGAAGTTTCCACCGCCCTCGTGGCGCAAAGGAAAGTATCCTTTCCATCCTTCAACAGCAATGGCAACACCGGCAATATAACCATTACCTGTTGCCCATCCGGCGCCTGTTTTCTTTAGGCCAGGATCACATGTCTCCAAGTCAATGGCAATTTCTTTTGCTTCTCTCAGTTCAGGAATGCGCTCCGGTGGAAGCCATTCGCTTGGTGGTTGAAATAATGGTATCTGTGTCATTAGTTCTCCTTCATGCAGGTTCTAAGGCGGCTAAAAAAGTCTCGGCAATGCTTCCGCCAGGCATCGCCTTCGACAACAAACTTTTGAAACTTGTAGTCATGCGTTGCGATCAACACAACACCCTTCCTTATTTTTGTTTTACACATACGGTTGTGCGCCATGCCGTAGGCCGCGGCCTGTGTAAAATAATTTTTAATGGAATCATAGCTTTCCAGTTGTGGTTTTCTTTTTTGCTTGAAATCAACAATGCAAGGTTCATCTTCATAGATGCCAACCAGATCAGCAATGCCCCTATAATAATCGCCAAAATGAACACGGGCTTCTACGCCCCATACTTCTTGCAACTTATCTTTTAATCCTTTTCTAATAATCAATTTAGCAAGTTTTGTTGCCAGTTTTTTATTGGGATTGAAGTTATATAATATATCGCCTTTTTCATTTTTTATTTTTCCTTCCAAATAGGAGTGCATACTTTTACCAACAGCAATGGAATGAGCGACAATACGATCTGCTTCTTCATCTCCAATTCTCTTTCGCCATTTCTCCAGAAAGGACTTGTCACTTGTCCGGTCAAGAATGCGTGAAGGAGAAAGTAATCGTTCCTCTGGCCATCCATAATTTTTTAAATATGTTTTATTATGTTTGAACATTTTTTGATTTTATATACTCCGCTGTTTTTCTTCCTCTTCTTGTTCCTTCATCCTCATCCTCTTTCCATCCAACTGTGTCCTGTATTTCCCCGGCAATAGCGGCGTACCCTGCCATATCAATATAACAATCTTCTGTTCGTTTGTGTTTTAGTCGTGCCACTTTGACAAGCAACATACAGATAGCCGCTTGTTGTGCTGTAACTTTGTGTCCTAAAAAAGTACTCCATAGATCAGCAATATTTTGATGATTGATTGTTTTATCACCATAATCCATATGGCGGTCACCACTGATGATTTTAATTGTTTTTTCTAAATATTCTCTACTCTTCATTTTTTATCTATATATCCTTTAGCCTCGGGATGAGGTGCATAACTATCTTCAACATGTAATTGCATTTCATTTTCTTCCCATGCTTTTTTTATTTCGGGAGTAATGGAATCCTTAAGTTTTTTTAACAATGCTTTTTCTTCCTCGGTTAATTTTATTCGCACAAGCTTATTCATTTTCTTTATACACTTCCAGTATTCGTTTACAATCATCAGGTGTGATGCTATTTTTTCTGTTATTAAATTCCCATGCGCAAAAGACAATATTTTTTTCTTCATAAGGACGTCTTGGGTCTATGCGGTCAATGGATATATTAGTAGG